ATGAGAAAACCTTTTATTTATCAACGACGTCCGGAAGAGAATTATCAAATTCATTATGTGGACAAAACTACAGGCAAAAGAAGAACTCTATCAACCGGCACTCCCTCTGTAAGAGCTGCAAAAGAATTTCTTAATAAATTTTTGGAGAGTTATGAAAATGATAGTGCTTTAAAAAATCAAGCCGTCCGGTTCTCAAAGTTCAGAGAAATGTTTTTAAACGCTTCAGTTAATTACAGTCAAACTTCACTTTATAATCTTAATCAAATGTTTAAAGAGTTTCTGAAATTTAATCCTGATAAACTTTTAGAGGATTATACTACCTATGAGATTGACAAATATTTAAGATTAAAACTTGATAAAGCTTCTGCAGTAACAGCGCATAATCATAAGCGATTTTTAATAATGGTTTTTAACAAAGCAATTGACTGGGATATAATAAAAGTCAATGTTGCAAAAAAATGTGTAAAGATAAAACTCCCTGAGCCGGATCCGGTGATCTTTACAAAAGAAGATTTTAAAAAGCTGATCGAAGTTACTACCATGCAGAAATATAAAGACCTGTTTACTTTTGCAGTCTTGACCGGCTTAAGAATGAATGAACTTATACATCTTAAGTCAGATCAAATTAATGTTGAAAACAAGTTAATAAAAGTATTGTCAGATGTTAGCCATAGAACTAAGACCGGCAGAACAAGATATGTAGAATTAAACAGCTTGCTATTACCTATTGTTCATCGGCTCAAAGAAAAAGAATACCCATTTGCAGAGTTTAATAAGTGGATGCTGAAAGATGCAATGAACAGGTATATCCGGAAAGCCCAAATTAATAAAAGATATTCTTTTAAATCATTTCGTTCTACCTGCGGTAAATGGCTCCTGGATGAGGGAGTTAATATCAAATATATTTCTCAAATGCTTGGACACTCTTCCGTAGTTACAACAGAAAAACACTATGCTAAATATCTGATGAGTGAACATAAAGGTTGGGTAGACAAAGTAAGCATTTAAACAGATCTGCTTATCTGTAATTCTTTAATTCAAGAATTTTATTGATAATGTTTCTCTCGGATTCTACCAATTTATCACGAATGATTCTCTCTGATTCCACTATCTTATGTCCAACTTCTTTAAAACGGTCAAGATAATTTACTTCAATCTCGCTAATTTTCTCATTTGTAGTACCTCTGAAAGATTCCTGCTCTTCCCAGCGCTTATCCTGATCATTAATGAATCTCTTAGCAAAGTATACGGCTATCCCGATCAGGATTGCCGTAACTGATTGTATTGTAATTATGGTTTCCATATTTATTGACATAGCGGTAATTCGGAATTATGAAGATTAAACAATAGTTAACTCCTTTCAATTTTTAAAAAGTTAAGGATTTTTGGGAATCCCTTTTATTTATCTTATAAGATAGTAACTTAATCCGAGCCAGAATATACCTGTTTTAGATTTATATTCCTGTGAGGCATTAATTTCAATCCCTACTTGATCAGTAACGTATTCCAAACTGCCGCCGATTAATTGTTTACCACGATCACCCTTTAAATACTGTCCTGTAAGCAACAGTGTTTTATTCTCTTTTACCCAAACAGGATAACTTGCGTTTAATCCAACATAACCGGTAGTAACAGAATCTGAAATAAAAGACTGCACTACTGCGCCAATGCCCAGCTTATCAATTGTATATTGAGGTGTAACATCTAAAGTAGTCTGAAACAAGTTATAAGAATAATCAGGATAAACCTGAACCCCCATTCCGATACCTGTCTTAAGCGAAAACTGCGAATAGCAGTTGATTGAAACCATTAATAGAATTGCTGTTAAAAGTGTTTTCATAGTTTTTTTTATTTTAATTCAATTACCGAATTTTATAAACCTGTTACTTTTGAACTGTATTTTATTATTTTGATATACTTGTTAGCCGCCGGACCTTCATTATGTTTCCGGTAAGCTTCACCGGCAAGCAGTACTACTTCTTTTCTGATCTTGTCATAACTCACTGCTCCAAACTGCATTTCCACTCCTACCGGATAATACATTGCTACATATGTAAACTTAGTAATATCAAGTATGTCTGTTGTATGGAATAACCTTATTGACAATCTGTCTGTCAATTCATCATAATGATTTATATTTCCGTAATATAAATTACCAACCTGACAAGCTGACATAGAATAATACTGATCTGCCTTTCCGCTTGCAGTGATTAATCTTTTAACAAAATTCCATTGTAGTCCGTCAAAAGTTTGATAGACATCAATATGCCTTATGAAGTCATTACTGTTTGGCAGATATGGTCTGATGAACATATACATGCTTTCATCTGATTTTCCTTTATTGTGGATCATAAATGATCTGTCTTCACCTGCCCATACCTCAGTCGATATGTCAGAAATATCCGTCCATTGTTTACCGTCCGGACTACGGTAAAACCTTGTCCTGCATTTACCGTCGCTTCTCACCGGATATAAGTGATGACAATGGTAATGGTTTCCTTTGAACTTTTCAGATGTGTAAGCTCCATATCCGCCTGTGAGATGATCAGTATATGTTCCGTTACCTGTCATTTTGGTAACACCGGAAGTAAACCAAGATTGCGGTTCGCCTGACTGCGAAAAACAATTTAATTTGAATCCCCAGCCTGCATACTTCATTTCATATCCGCCTGATTCCAAACAAGCTAATCCGGTATAAGGCATTGGAATAACGTCGCCGTCGTTGTTTGCGAGCATTACGCCGGTATGCAGTGGGCTTCTTGTCATCGGCCCGAATGTTATTCCCGGTGTTACTGTTGAGTTTAATTCAGCTCTGATTAACCTAACCGAATCCTCAATGTCCATTAACTCTGTTTCAATCTTAGCTTTGTTCATGTGTCTTATTTGTTTTAAGTTTGTAAAATGCGTAAGCGTAAATTATACCTACTCCGATCAATGTTCCGATTAGCCAACTCATGGTTCAGGTTCAGATTTAACTTCAACCGGAATATTGCTCTTTGCAAATCTTGTATATCTGCCTACAAGATAAACTGTTAAAGTTGCTACAATCACCTGTGCGGCTGAAACTACTTCCGGAGACATTAATTCTGCCGGAATCTTTCCTGTTAAATATGTTACTGCAATTCCTATTATAAATCTTGAAATTGCTTTTGGGTATTCCTCAATTAAATGGTTCATTTAATTCCCTCCTTATATTTTGATTTGAATTCTTTAATATTTTCCCTGCTTTCTTTCTTTTTGTCTTTAATTTTTTTGAGTTCATTTTCTATTTCCTTATCTATGCTGAACTTCGATTTATTTTCATAACTCTCTTTAAATTTCTTAGCAATGTCCGTTACTCTTTTATTAAGTTCGTTTATTTTTTCTCTGTCATCTTTCAGCAGCTTTCTTAAGTCGTTTGTACTTCTCAAAAATTCTTTGAACTGACCGAACGACTTTGTGTTATTGAGATAAAACTTATAATCTGCTTCTCTGTCATTTTTACTGAGATATTCAGCAAGCCTTACATCATTATCTTCTTTTATAAGCTTGTTGACAGTCTTATTCAATCCCTCAAGTTCATCAAGTTTTTCATAAAAGTTTTGAACGGAAGATCCTCTTGTGCCCAATGGATTTTCAGATAAGAACCTTTTCGTTACCGGCATTTGTGTAAGATCAACACCCAGCACTCTAAATTTAGTATTGTCGTTATCCTCAATCATTCCGAGTGATTCCATAATTTCATCAGAAATATTTGCAATGTTTCTTCCGGTCCCTCCGGTGTAAGAATTAACAAGAGTTTCTATCCTGAGCGGACTAATATTCAAATGTTTTCCGAGTGTCTTATAAATTTCCGGTGTCCAGTCTGTATATTGTTCAGAAGGTTCTGTATCTTCCATTCTTTCCGGAATAATCGGTGTTCCTGTGAAAGATTTTTTATTTGCATACTGTTCAGCTGCCGGACGGAATGCAGTAGGTGCAAAATCTATTGGACTTGTAAACGGTGAAACTTCCTGAAATAAATGCTGTCCAAGTTTAGTAACTGTATCGGGATCATTGCCATATATCCAGTCAAGCATTTTCTCAACTGAAGTTCCAAAAAGAGTTCCGTAAAAACCTTTCAGAATTAGAATGTAACTGTCTGATCCGGGTATCGGGATATTAAAGAAACCGTATTTTCTCCAGTCCGGAAGTTCATCATATCTGTCTCTGCTTTCCTTATCGGAATTATTAGCAAACCAATTAATAATTGCCGGCAAGGACATAAACAACGCTCCCATTAAGAATTTGCTGCCTAAGTTTCCCCTTTTACCTGACGCTACTTGACCAGTTAATTTCAAATGCTGAAGTCTCGGATTTAAGAAGGCATAAGCCAGTGATACATTTCTCATATTCTTACCTTTAACTCCGTAATCACCTGAGATCTGCCTGCCTTCTTCCATTGCTAAATAAATATCTCCTGTTTTTTGGTAAGCTTTTTTAAAAGCTCCTACTCTCGTTGCAAGCTCTGAAAGTCTATTCATATCCTGTAGTAACTCAATAGGATTCTTAGCATATTTCTTTAAGTATCCCTTGAAATTATTTGTTACTCCTTCAACATCCTTACCCTGCTTTCTATTAAGATATGATTTGCTCAGCATCTGATCCATTGCAGTAAGGAATGACTGATCAGCTCCTGATTCCATAAACTTTTGATATATATCATCTTTTTTCAAGGTAGAGAATAAACCTTTAAACATATCGTAGTATGGTAAATATCCGTATCGGGAGTTCATTAAGGCGGTTGGCTGATCCCTGAATATATTAGAAACTGTAAACGAGGGATCATATATAACTGCTCCTGCCTGCAATATCCTTGTCGGAATATTTAAGGCTTTAGCATACCACGTTATCGGTTCGCTGAAAGCAAAGTAACTGTCATAATAATTTTTAGGAATCTGATAATATTGAGGTAATCCGTTTTCAAAAACTGTTACTACCTCAGCATTGTCCGGTTTCTTATATTCGACTGCTATTTCAGTTTTAAATGTGTTTTTGGGGGGACGTCTGATAAGTGTTCCGTCTTCCATAAGAATATTAATCCCTTTATCAAAAACTTTAACAGGTCTGTAAGTCTGCGCCGGTATATTCTGAACTAATGCCGGATCAACTTTCTGTAATGATTCAACTAAGGTTTTCAAGACTGTATTTCTTTGTGCAGAAACTACTACATCATAAGTATTTTTTATAATGTTTTCCAGTGGACTGACAATTTCTCTTTCACTTCCTTTTATTTTTTTTATCGGAGACGGTGAAGTATCTGATAAAATTTTTGAAAAATTAATGTTCCCTTGTGAATCAAGTTCATCAAAGTATCTTTTGAACGGAACGTAGTATTGGTTCTGATCTTTTATTTTATTGTAATTTTCCCTGCTTAATTTTCCGTTTGAATTTTCATAATACCAGTCCAGAATGGAATTATTATATTCGTAAATTGCATTTGCATAGCCTTCCATTTTCTCTTTGCCAAGAGATTTTTCATATTCTTTAATAGTATGTTCTGCTATTTCCTTTGTTGTTGTAGCAGCATTTTTTAATCCTCTTTCGATTAATTCTAAATTTCTTTTAGCAACTAAGTAACCTTCTACCTGCTTAAATTCGTTATTACTAACAATCTTATTGAGTGTAGGGAGTAATCCTTTACCGTCTTTTACTCCAAATTCAAGAAATTTCTGAGCTTTGCCGTCTGCTCCGAGAAGTGAAAGCATTTGCAGATATGGATTATCAACACCCTTCAGGTTAGGATCAATCTTTTTTAACTGTTCAGCTAATTTTTCAATTGGCTTGTAAGCATCGAAAATGTTAAACACCGGATCGGAATTTTTTACCTTATTAATTAATCCACGAATAAAACTGGGTTCTGTTTCTCTTTGAATTGTGCTTTCGGTAATTTGTCTCGGGTCCTGAGAATTAAACTCTTTATACTGCTCTCTTGCATCAAGGAGTGCCTTTTTAATATTCGGCTGCGAATCAATTATTCCTTCAAACAGTTCATAAAACTTTGGTGCTTTGTTTTTTGCAAACTCCGGCGCCGTTACATAGAATCTTATAAATTCTGCGATGGGTTCTTCCCACTTGCCACTTATGGCGCTTCGTTCGGCATAGTTGGATATGTTTCTGATCTCATTCCTGATTTCTACTCTTTGCAGAACTGCGTCAACAAAATCCTTACCGAATTTTTCTCTGTAACTGTTAAGCAACTTTTCTCTGCGTACAGGATCTTTAAATCCGTTCCCTCTTACAACTGTCATTACGTCCTGATCTCTGTTTTTAAATCTGACGTGATCCTGTAATTTGAAAATGTCATAATCTAAATGGTGTCCTAATTCGTGTGCTAAAACAGAAATGTCATTAATATTTCTTACTCTGACAATTCCGCTGTCGGGAAAGAATAAGCCCAGCGCTTTTCTGCTGAATCGTTTCATTATCTGTCCGCCTTCTCTAACATCTTTACCTCTTTCCCGCTTAATTCCTTCAGCTAACTTCATTCCGATATCTCTGCGGTTTTTGACATTATTCAGGTCAAGTTCAGTGAAATCATCTTTCACAACAGGATTAACCGAAGAATCTCTTTCAAACTTTCCCATTTCATCGTTGATCATTCTTTCTGCTGAATCTTTAGTTGTCTCTGTTTGACTTTCGGTAGAATTTTTTTTAGGTTCCTCAGTGGAAGTTCTTTCAGGTTTAGCATTTCTTGAACGTGAAGTTCCTGCCCCATAAAACAACATTTCCTCTTTTGAACTATGACGGTTTTTAAGGTTAATGATATCTTTTTCAATTCGGGAAGTTACTTGTTTAAGCTGTTGAATCTTAGGATCATTCTTTATTTCTACATCTACTTTTCCGTTATTTTCAAGAATTTTCGTCCTTTCGTTTATCTGACTGAGAATTTCTCTTTTTTCTTGTTGTAATTTCTGTAATTGTTTTTCTTTCTCTATTTCAAAAGAAGTTTTATTAATAGCGTTGTTTAAATTCAGCGGTTCTTCAGGATTAAAGTCTAATCTGTTGACTACGTTACCCAGCTTATCAAGCAAATTAGTTTTATTCCTTATAGCATCATAATTCTTTTTATCAAACAGGAAATTAAATATTTCGTTTTCGTGCTGATTTGTTAATTGTGGATATTCTTCTCTTGCTGTTCCTGTCCATACTGCAATATTTTTAAGCATTGTAGAATTTGAATCAGAACCTTTTGAAAGTTTCTTATAACTGTCAAGAGCTTTGCCGTTTGGGTTCAGATGAGATAAAGCCATTATATCAATGTAATTATTGGCTTCGTTTAGCTTAGCTTCCTTTAGAATTGTTTTTTCTTCAGTTCCGGATTCCCTTTGTTTTCTATAATAATTACTTCTTTCAATTATACTTTCCGGTGTTTGATTATTAGAGTTTAGTGCAAAATCAATAGCTTCCTTTTCTGTTCCTCTGAAAAATTTAGCCGGTATTGTCTTTTTTCCAAGCCTTTTCATAGCTTCAGTTCTTGAATGTCCGGAAAGATTATATACTTTACCGTCTTTTGGATCTCTCCAGACAATTATATCCTCTAATTTCCTTTCGTCAAAATTCTCTACAATCTTATATACGCTGCTCTCCGAATATGCATTATCTCTATTCTGAAATCTTTTAGGGTCCTGATGAAGATTGGCTACTGATATAATGCGGGTTTTTTCTGCAGAAACTTCCGGTTCTGGTTCAACAGTAGGTTTACTGTCTGTGTTTTGTTGTGTGTTATTGCTTTTTGTTAATCCCGGTTCCCCTCTCTTTGCATACTGTGGATATATTTTAATTGCATAATCATAAATATCTTTATGAATATATCTTTTGTTTTTATTGTCAATTGTAAAGTAATATTTTATTTTAGTGCTTTCAGGCAATAGATTCTCCCCTTTGTAAATAGGTGTTTCTTCTTTATGAAACCTGAAATCATTATTAACTACATTATCAATAAATTCTTTCCACGTAATTGTTTCATTGTTGTTCCAATCATGTGGGATTTTATACATCCCTCTAATTGTCTGTTTGGTAATTGGAATAGACGAGTTTAAAACGTCCGTATCTTTCACATCATCTTTTATCTCATCTTCCGGCTGTTTTCTCTCTGCATTTTCCTTTAGCTCTTGCTGCGGTTTGCTTTCGGTTACAGGTTTCTCATCCGATTTTGTTTTGGTTTTTGCTTGCTCCGAAACAGGAATTTCCGGCTCAACTGTTGATTCTATTGGCTTTGTAACTTGATCTGTTTCCGGCTTTACTTCATTTGTTTGACTTCTTAAAAAATCTCTCTGTTCCTGAAGTCTTTCTAATCGTTCGGAAATTCTCTTAGCTTCAGCTTTATTGCTTGATCTGGTAAGATCGTTTTGAAGTTCTGAGATCCTTTCTTCTACCGCTATTAGTTGTTCATTCTTATATTTACTTTCTTTTATTCCACGAATACCCTCGTTATGTTCTCTAATCTTTGCATTCAGCGTTTCAACTGCTTTGTTAATTCCGGGGATATCTGAATTTATAATTTCAGGATCAGTAATTTCAGCAATCTCTTTATCAGGATTATTTGCAATAAGATTATCTACCCTTGTAGCTTCTTCTTCAATTCTTGATTTTACTATGTCCCTTTTCTGCGTAACATCATAATAATTATCTGCTGAGGATCGAGGGACAGGGGCTGTATTCGGCGGTATGTCTGGTGGTTGTTTCGGAGTTGGTTGCGAACCGTCCCTTTCTCTTGATCCGTAAGTTTCTGCTTCTATCGGCTTTAGTTTCTTATATTTTAAAGCTCTGAAAAGCGTAAATAATAATGCATCGTGTCCGAGCTGTTTTGCATCAAACTCATCACCGGTTGCTATGTTGAGTGCTTGTGATGTAAGTCCCGGAACAATAGCGTCATAAGCTGTGCCTTTTGCAAATGTTTTTAAATAGTCTCCCTGAAATTTGTTTACAACTGCATTATAAATGCTTCTGTCTTGTTTTAACAGTTTGTTCAGGTCCTGAAAGAATACTGAAGCTGTCGCATCATATTTATTTAAAGCAAAAGCAGTTCCTAACCCAGTAGAATGGATTATGTTTTTTATATAATCATTAAATCTCATATTACCGCTGCTTACATCCTGAATGCCTTCAAATACAGCAGGTGCGCCAAAGGTTATATTTTCACGAATAACTTTTTTTGCGATCAGATCCATTTTCCGGGCTTCAATTGTCCCAAACTTATTTTCAAATCCTCTCAATTTCGATTTGAAAAAAGTAGAATTTGCAATCCTGTTTGTGAGCGGATCAGCTAAATACTTGCTTACAGTCCCATAAGCACCGAGTGTCCCAATTAGTCCGGACAGTTCTCCAACGAGCTGTTTGCCGGTTGATAACTTTTGATTCCGTAATTCATCTCTAAATTGTTCAGCTTTAGATTTATCTATGCCGATTACTTTTAGAAAATTTAGAAATCTGCCTTGAGCAAAATTGTTAGCGGCTACATCAAGATAAGACTGTCCGAAATTCTCTCTCTTAACTGATTCACTGATTGCATCCTGCACATAAAAATCAAGCGGATTATCATAATCTTTTAGTATCTTTGGCTGTACTTCAGCTGGTAATATCTCTTTTAGTTTTGTTGCGCCGGCATCGAGAAGATTCCCTGTTGCGTTTATTCCGGCTTCAAGCGGATTGGAAAATATCTCGTTAGCAAATTGCGTGCCGGTATCTTCTAATCTTTTTCCAGAATTGTTTTGTCTGCCTTGTCTAAGTTCCGGATTTTTATAATAAGGATTAAAGCCGATCTTACCTTCAGGCATCGGAACGACAGGAGTATTTACGTCAATGTTCGGCTGCTGATTAGTTGATTCGGATAGGTTGCTTTCGGTTGCAATTTGTTTTAACAGATTCTCTCTGTTACTGTCTGTCCCTAAATTAACATTTAAATTAAATAGTTGAGGTATTTTAATCTTTGGGAGAACAGGTTTTTTAGTTTCTGTTTTCTGGTTTTCTTTATTCTGATTCGGACTGGGCTGTTCTTTTAAACGAGATATTTTCTTAGCAGCATAAGTAAGCTTCCGAATATCTTTTAAATAAGATAAATCAGGTTTCCTTCTTTTCGGTTTATCTGTTGTGCTACTTTGCTCCAATTTTATTCAAATACTTTTCTTTGAAATAATTTCTGCCCGCCTTAGTTCTGAACGAATCTTTATTACCTTCATATATCAGCGTTGCCTGCTCACCTGTTAATTCTTCATCATCGAATATATCATCAATAGTTTCAAGTTCTGCATCTTCAGTTTCAGCGTTGCCGAGTATTTCATCAATGGCAGAATTAATTGTTTCAGTATCTCCTGTAAATATCTGCTCTGCATATTTATTTAAAGCATCATAATCATTTCCGAAATATCCGAGTAATGATCTTTGAAGTTCTTTATATTTTTCTTTTTTCTCGTCATCGTTCTGCCATGAGTTCCAGTTTTTATTCATCTTACCAAATTCCGCAAGATCGCCTGCAAGTGATTTTTCTTCCTGTGTATAAGTCCTTTTTGATGTTGTACTTCCTCTGCCTCTGCCGGACCTTCTTCCTCCTGTTTTTTTAGGTGCATATTTTCCAGAATTATTAAATGCGTCAATCTGATCTTGTGTAGGAGTAACGCCTGTAAATTTCCAGCCGGATTGATTAAAATCATTAGCTTTAGGATCAGGCTCGAAGAATCCGTATTTAGTTTCTCCGTTATCATCAGCGTAGGGAATTATTTCTGCATCAGGTGAAAGCTGAAATGGTTTTTCTTTCTCATCCTTTTTGCTTGTTACAAGCGGAATTACATTGCCTTTTGAATCGTATGTGTATCTTGTATCACCAAGCGTAAAATCAGATTTCTTTTCAGCTGTCGGAAACAGATTATCATAGATTTTGCCAAGTGCAGTTGCGTAATCCTGTCCGCCTTCTCTTGTGAGATTTAAAGACCTGTTTATCATTTGTTCATATAAATCCTGATGATTATTCGCATATTTCGGATCAGGATATTCCTGAATCGGCTGTCGTTTATTTTCATCCTGTCCTGTCCCGCTTAACAGGTTTTCCTGCTGTTCCTGAATCTGCCTGAATGAATTTTTCAGATAATCAACAGAACTTTTATATTCATCTCTGATATAATTTCCCTGTTCATCTCTTTGGTTTTTCTGAATCAAGCCCTGTGCAACTGCACTTCCGCCCTGAATAATTCCATTAAGAAGATTATTCCATTCGTTATTTGTTGATCTCGTTAAATTAACATTAAAATCGTTTGGCATGATTATAATAATTTAATTTCTTTGTCCTGCTAAATATCCACCGTAAAGAGATCCGCCTGCTCCAAGCAAATTACCTAAGAAGTCACCCCACTTAAACCTGTTTGCTTCGTCAATGTGATATTTGTTAAGATTGTATTGATTTCTTTGTCCTGCTTCTCCCTGTGCGAGATTTATTAAGTCAAGAACATTTCTGAATCCTGTCTGCTTTGCGTTAAAATCCTGTTCGGCTAAATTGGTATTAAAGTCTGACAAAGATTTATTTGCGTTTGCACTCATTGAAGTAAGACCTGCTAAGTATGATCCTGCGGGACCGCCTGAACCTGCAAATGCTTCCCTTAATCCCTGTTCACCAGATCTAAGTTGACCGGCTATTCCGCCCTGTGTGCGTTTCAGCAAATCGTTCTTTATGGATTCCGGTAAACCGTTGTTCATTAACCATTCTGCGTTTACCGATACATCTCCAAAATCTTTATAATTACCCTGTTTGTAGTCAGGTACATCACTGCCTTTAGCCATAATTATATTTCCTTTATTAAGCTGACTGCCTCCGTATTGACTTTACGGAAACCTTCACTTTCAATTAATTTTTTGATTACTGTATTATTATTAGTAAATATCTGTATATGCCTGTAACCTAATCCGGTTAGCATCCCCTCTAAAAAACGGAATAATTCAATTGACGCCAATGCAGAATCGCTGACAAAGGGATCAATTGTTGCGCCCGTATCTTTGTTCAAACCTGCAACTGCTTTGATCTCATCTTTAACTTTTACATAAAAAAGGTTTGTATAAGTCAGAGGAAAGATTTCTCTCTGCTTCAAATAATCCAAACAGTTCTTATAATCCTTTTCGTTATTAGCAGTTTTAATCATTAAATACTTTTTAAATTATTTATCAAATTCAGAAGTGCAACTCTTATTGCTTCAATCTCCGTCTGATCATAAGCTGCGGAAACAGTTTTATTAATTCCTGCAGTATCTATGTTTGCAACATCTTTCGAAATTGACTGTTCAGATATTTGGGTAATATTCTCATTTATCTTATCTGTTTCTTTCGGATATTTATATTTTAAATCAATTGCCATTATTTGCCTCCTGCTGTTTCGTGCCTTAAAGATAAATCTAAATACATTCCGAGTATTTTATGATCTATCATTTCTAAATTTTCAATTCTGAAATAATATCTTTGACAGTATCCGTTTAAACTTAACTTCGGTCTTGCAGATTTTTCAGCAAATACAACCGGTAAATTAACCGGAGAACTTTCGGCGTTATCATCAATCTTATCAATATACTGCATTGTAATATCATCATCATTAGGAATTAAAGAATTATATTTACCTGCCTGAATGAGCAATCTAAATTGTGCTACGTTGAAATCCTTATCTATAAAATCAAATACTTTCGATTGCAGACTTGTTTTAATTGCCTTATATGTAGCGTTACCGCCTGAATCAATGTATTCATCAGCATAAGGATTTAAGGAAGAATTATCTGAAATATGCTGCACGTGTGATCTTGCTGTTCCCATTATAACCCCATAATCCTTTACATTTGCCAAAGCTCTTAAATCAAGATCAGTAACTGAGTTGTACCATACATACCACTGCCTTAACCCTAAATCAAATATCAGCAAAAATGTTTTGCCGGTTTCTCCGTTGAGCATTGTGATATAAATCCAGTCCTTTTCAGGATCATAAGCCATATCGTAAACAAGAATAACCCTGTTCGGCGGAGATAATGCAGTAGTTTCGAGAAATGACTTGATCCTGAGAGAAACTTCAACCGGTTCATTGTTACCTTCGAGCAGATAAAATTTTGTAGAACTTTTTCCGAGTATAGTATTTCTTTCTGTTTTTGTCTTAGCAAAAAAATATCTGCCTTCTGAAAGCTGAACTATATTTCTTGCGTTTGCTCCTAACTGGTTGTCCAATACTACACTATACCAGAAACCTTTACTTTGCGCTGAGGTAATTATTGGTGTCTTGAATTTTCTTTAAAAATGATTATCCGGTTATATTCAGAGAATATTCCGGTAATTGCTTCGCCGTTATCCTGTCCGATTTTAAAAACATTTCCATTCGGAACAATATTGTTGTTCGCATCAATACTTAGATTACTAAACAAATCAGGCTTTGAAGCATCAGAAACACTCACAAAGGAATTATACTTTGTAATATTTTCAGAGTAAATCAAGTCCTGCCAGTCATCAATAATATCTGTTAAGACTGTTACGTTGTAAGTTGCTCCTGTAATTGGTCTGCCTAAGCTCCATGTCTTATTGATCCACTTTAACGGAGTTGAAAATCCGCTTACAATTTTACCAAATATTAGACCGCACCATCCGTTTACCGCCGGAGTTATATCAATTGAATCTTCAGCTCCGGTAAGAGTTACCTGAACAGTGTAAGGAGCAGATAAAATTATTTTTGGCTTATCTCCTCCTGTGTTGTTTATCCAACCTTTGTAAAGCGTAAGAGTATAAGTTCCTGCTGTAAGGGATCCGCTTGTTCCTCCAGCAACAGTTACATCACTGCTTGTAAGAGGATTATATAAATCTTCTGTCAAATTGCCCTGAGCTAAATAATCTTTATGAACAGTTTGATATTTGCTTTTAAAAGGTTTCTTTAGATCAGTCAGCAGCGCCGGATTAATTGCTGTTCCTAAATTATCATCAGCGGTTACATCCTGAAAAGTAGTAGATGTATTATTTGAAATCGTCGTAAGTTCATAATAAACGGAAGGATCATCTTCTTTGCTTCTGTAAATTTTCCTTGCTGTAACTCTTGCACTGCCAACGGGTATGTTAGCAAGGTTGATAGCATTGTCAGTTGCAGTATGATAAGGATAGTACTTATTTATTGAAGCGAACGTGTAAGTATCCCAGTGTATAATCGCTCCTGATTCCTGATAATTATCATACAGAAAAGTTATCATATAATAATATGTTTTTCCTACAACAAGTCCTGCATCCGTTACCGCTGTATCTCCGGGGAATGTAATACCTATATTATTACAGGGAGGACAACCCATATCATAAATGTCCGCAGTGGAAACCCCTCCCCAAACTCTGTTTACAGAACTGCCTTCATTTCTGTTTGCAATGTATAATTTATCTTTAAAGGTAAGCATATCAACTTTGCCGGAATTCTCTGCTGTTGACAGATCAGACCACGCCGCGCCTGCCGGATCAATTCCGTCAATCTTTGCATAACTTAATTTACCTGAAACTGAATCATCTGTTTTGGCAATCAAGTATTCATATCCGTTAGAAAGTTTATGATCGAACAAACTTACCATTGGCTTGTTCGTATGTACCGGATTAGTAATTAAACGTGTAAAACCGTTTCTTTTAATCAGCATATCATTCAGTTTGTCCATATAATAATTTTCCATTACAGGAAATTCATTAAGGTTGATCTTAGAATAAGGTGGTTTAACTGCATTAATCCCCCCGAAATCGTCAATCTCGATTCTTATCTTACCGTCATTTAGTTGTTTAATCCCGCTCACTGCACTCCCAATGAATATTTTAATCTGCCGGAAACATATTCCGGTCTTCTGTTGTGTAAATTATTGATCTTTGATAAATACAGATTCATCTTTTCCGGAAATATCCCTGCAATTGCACCTTCAACTATTAAGTTTTGCCATTGCAATGGAATTTTCCAGCTGCCGCCGAATCCTGATAAACTTGTATTGTAATCAGAGAAGCTCAGACTATTACTTGTGCCGGCATTTTCATCAAACATTTCAAACCTGGCATAATATAAGTATTCAAGAGCTAAGCCCTCTCCTGGTATGGTATCGATCTCGAGGACCTTATCATTATCCATTCCAAAAACTGTATATCTTTTAGGCTCGCCCTGAATTTTTGTGATCCTGCTCATATCCTCTCTTGAGATCATTTCAAGCTGATGAAGATAAGAACTGTCATTAATTCCGCCGCTTCCGTTTCCGCCGGATATCACAGTTCCGCCGCCGCCATAATTGTTGCCGTAATCAGTTCCGAACCCTCCGGAAGTACTGACAATTACAGTTTCGCCGCCTTCTCCGTAATCCAATCCATAGTTAGTTCCATAACCTCCTGATGTTGATGATGAACTTCCTCCGGATTCGGATATAGTAATTAATTTATGAATCTCCTTGAAAGCAAGTAAATCTTTTGGAGTTTTACTTGCATCCGAGCCTACAGTATATCTGTAAACTCCGCTTGTAAGTTCAAGCTCTGCATTCTTAACCAATAATCTATAACGGTTTCCTAATTCAGCCTGAACTTCAGAGAGTAATACCATTATCTCACTGTTATTCAATGCCGGATACTTTTCTTTTCTTTTAAGAATTTCAATCCGGTACTTTGTGAGGAACAGATCTATTGCAGTTTTATAAGTCATAATTGAATTACGTTAAGTCTGCTGATTCTAATCTTATATCTTCTCCCATAGCAATCTGGAGACCTTTTTTATATTTAACTTCCAGATCTGCAACTTCTTTCTGATATTGAATATTTTCTGCATCAGAAGAAGACTGCTGTTTCAGATAAATATAAACTCTTCTCTGAACTTCCGTTAATAATAATCCCTCTAACTCTACCGGCAATCCCGATACATCACTGTCGCTGGTTAAATCCGGTATTATGTAATGATAATAAATTTTAGAATATTTAATTGTAGCCGGCGAAAATTCTATAGTTTGATTTGCAAAAGTATCTCCAACCCTTTTATAGACAGGTTCATCAGCGGTCCCTGCCTGAAATGTTACATTTTTAATCCTGTTAAATCTTTCAATTGTTCTCTCTTCCGCCGGCTTCCAACCTGTTGTAGTTCCTCCGGATAGAGTGATGTTTGCTGAAGATCCGTCAATTACAAAATCTTCAACTTCGTCAGTTGAGGAAGTATTAAATAACTTGCTTAGCATAAAGTCTGTTTCAAAAAGTTCTCTAACAGCCGATACTTGAGTAACCCCGCTGTTAAGGTTTATTGTCATAGTCTTGGATGTCAGACTGAATGAACCAACATTAGGGATAGTAGCTCCGGAGTTATTCTGAAATGTAATTACCCAGCCATTACCGGCAGTATTAGGTTCTAAATATTCTACTGTTAGGTTTGTGTCCTCAAATGAATATGTTGCCGAAGATCTGTTTCCTGCACTCGCTTCAAGATCAATTATTGCATTTGGGTGAAAGATCATATCATCCGGAGTTCTTGATATATATCCGTTAAGGAATGATACTTTTGTAAACTGCTTAAAACCCTCGCCGACAAAATCAAGCTGTATTCTTCTCTGCGAAAGATTAATATCTTCATTAAGAGTAGCAACGTTGATTCTCTCAGCGTCCATTTCTCCGGTAATGCTTCTAATGTAATCTCTTATCTGTACTCGTGTTAGTTTTCCCATATTTATAAATCGAAAATTAAATTTATTGCAGCTGATCTGACTGCTAAAGATTCCTGTGTCCTCTGATCCTGCTGCAATGCAAAACTTAAAGCAAACTGAATTATAGCATTATGTGATTCGTCATAAATTGAAAAATTTACAGAACTACTAACAGTTTCCGGTATTTTGTAATAATTAATTCTGTAACCGTCAGATGAACCGGCAACTATGGGCAATATTATTTTTCTGGCTATTACCGAATATTTTATATGATCCTCTGAACTTTTTTGGAAATAATTTCCCTGATTTCTTAAGAGTTTTTCGTATGGAATTTCAGTTCCAATTGTGTAAGCCGCCTTTCCTCCTTTATTTAAAAGAAGTGAATGATGATATAGAAAATCCGAAGGCAAGGTAATTTCAGAAGCACCAAGTCCAATTAAACTTTCTTCTGATTTCAATAACGAATTTAAAACAGGAGATTCATAAGTCTTATCAACTTTTTTAATAAATTCCTGTTTTGCTTTAACTCCCGATATCACTTCCAGCTGTGCTGAATCCAGATATTTGTAAAGTACCGGATCAGTGTAATAGCCGTCAGTAATTCCATACTGGTTAAGCAAAGCTCTTAATCTTAATATTGCCTCAGATGAAGTCATTTTTCAATTCTGCTTCTGAAATAAATGTTCAGATGATACATTCCTCTTATCAGATTCGCATCATCTTCGTTTTTGTCCGGCACTAATTTAGAAAGCAGCCAAAGAATTAATTTGTATTTCATATTATTAGATTTTATTTATTGTGTGTAACTTGCTCCCACCTGAAGCAAGTACCATTCAATATCTGCATTGAATGACGACACTCTTGCCGCTGAATGTTTATTCCCTATATAAAACATAGTCGCCCTGCCATTTAGAAAAAATCTTATAGTGCCGTCTTCATTATAAGCTCCGACCACTACATCATTAAATCCATTAGCAAAAGTAGGACTTTGATTTGTTTTGGAATAAATTTCTATACCTTCCTCATAACCTTTAACTGTGTCCGCACTTCTTCTCACGCTCATCATTACTCCAAATGCAACCGGATTAGATACGGTAAGAGCAGTATTAACATCATTCACGTTGGTTAAGAACCTAAACGCTCCTGAGAAATAAGACTTAGGTAATATTCCTAAATAAGATCCTCCGAAAGTTGATGCCCCAAAAAGTCGATGATCGTTAGCAGTTCCAAACGTATCAATTGAATTGGTATATCTGTATGTAGCTATACTTCCTGAATCCTGCTTAAAGTAAGTCAGCATATCAGGAATGATGCCGGTATAAATATAACCTGAATCAGTTTTGCTGAACGTAAATCCTCTGTCTGCCGTAAATGAAGCAAGCGCCTTGCCTCTTCTTGAACCGTTATGATTAGAGCCAAGCCAGTTCGTAAGCGATGCCACAGTGTCGGAATTTGCGTAAATATGAAGTACATCTCCTGTGTACCAGCCATTTGTTTTGCCTCTCTTGATCAGTGAATCACATAATACCTGTCTTGCAACTGACAGTCCCGGACTGCCTGCTGTTGCAATTCGATTAAAGAATGCAATGCTTTCCGCTTCAAATATTACAACGTTATTAAATGTCAATGCGCCTATGCCTTTTGGGTTTCTAAAAGTCGGACCGGCATAAACAGTAGCTCCTGTGCTGTCCCATTTGGGAGGTATGTAAGAAATTCTGCTTGCAGTTGAAGCTGAATTAAGTGCAAGATAAAGAGTATCCCCGCCGGAAGATAATGTCGGAGTTCCAAATATCCCGCTTGTATATCCGGCAACTCCATTCAGGAAAAAATATTTTTTAATTGATCTCGAAAGTGAATCAGCCGGAATGCCGGCAAGATTTGATGAACCGAATACCAGACAAATTGTATCTTTTGACGTACTTTTGTAAAATGCTTTAGTAAGATTAGGCGGTCTGCTGTCAGAAGTATCTGTAACCCCTCCGTAATATTGACCTACAAGCGTAGGATATATTGCATTTGCAAGCCACTGATATCCGGTATATTCATAATGACAAAAACTTGAAGGCGCTCCCGAAACATATCCAGGCACTCCCATAGTTGAGATCAGCTGAACATCCGAATAAGTAACAGGTAATTGTCTCTGAACTTCTCTGAGTTCCCCTGCTACACCTTCACCAGCACATCCCAAAGGTCTGGTCTGCATTACGTATATTTTGTTTAATGCTGTAAAATCAGACTTCCAGGAATTGTATAATGAATTAAACTGACTTGCATAAGTAGTTGAGGAATCAACGTTTGCTTCCCCCTGATACCAGAACAAAGCTTTAACTTTATGCTGCAGTCCTGATTTCTCCATTCGGTAAAGCAATTTACCATAAATGGTACTTAAGCTTGTACTGCGTTGATGCTGATAGATCTTAGTCGAATGTAATGCTCCGTTAATTATCGCTGTCGGAATGCCGAGTGAATCCCTGATCTTCTTTTGAAGTGTAATTCCCCAAACTCCTACATTGTATGGCTGAAAATTATTAAGACTTACAAAACCATTGTATCCGCCGAAAGACTGATGCCATAAAGTATCACCTGCACTATAAGCATTCTGATTAGTATTTCCTGTTTGGATTCCAAATGTTCGGCAATACTGATCCTGAAATGTTACAAGTGTATCAGATGCCTGAGCATTAGATTGACCTGCAATTATATAAACATCGCCTGCAACAAGCGAATCAGCCGTGTATTCAAGGGAATCATCGCCCAAATTAGTTACAAATAGTACCTCAATTTTATATTCAGCCAACTCAGCCTTTATCTTGTTTACAATACCAAACAAAGCGGTTGATCCTGAATAGAATAGCGGTAAAGTGCTTGTTTTTACAAGAGAATTATTTCTGTAAACTTTTGTTTTTACCGAATCATAACCCTCTGCATTTAATTCTCCGGAGGTTTCTATGTCTGCAGAGTCATTAGATTCGCGCTGAAATAATTGAAAGTGTTGAGGTCTTAAACCCCAGTTAACAGAAATAGGGTCAATTGGTGAAGGTGACGATGTTGTGCTTTTTTGAAATGCAAAAGGGATCTGTTGTGCGTAGGTTTCCGAAGAAATTAATATTAACAAAAAGAATAAAAGTTTCATTACCATTTTTCATTATGGAGTAAAGTTTTGGATTGCAGAACCGTATATAATAGAACCGATTTTGACAAATGTATAAACATCAGCTTTTGCGCCGATAGTCTGAGTTGGAGGAGTTCCACCAGACCACCTAATACTTGCGTCTGACCAAGTCACAGTATAATTTGAAGCTGTGTTAGTTAATATGACCGTAATCATCTGACCGGCAAGTGTGTTGCTGAATGTAAAAGTCGAGTTTGCGCTTAAAGTCTTGCTGAAAGTGTTCGATAATCTCCAGTTAATATCAAGTGCAGAAATAGTTTCGGGAGAAGAATATAAAGCTCTTGTCTCTACTCCCGCCTCTCCAATCGCCATAATCTGTGTTGGAGTTGCACTTACAAGGTTTTGAAATACGTGTTCCTTGCTTGAATTAACATTAGTATAAACAGAATTATTGTCTACGTCCGAATAGACTACATTATTTGCCGAGCCGAGAACAATCCCATTTGTAAAGATTGGAGGATTATCAAAAATATTAGTAGTTCCGGTAAATGTGTTGTTGGCATTTTTTAAAGGCACGTTAGATGACAGTCTTGCATCGGCAAGCGTACCGGATGTCAACAACGAAGCGTTGTTAGCGGCTATTGGTGTGCCGTTAATTGAATAACTTCCTGTAATGTCAATATTACCCGTAACATCTAATTCACCTGTTAGGTAAGAATCGGTTAGATAAGTATCACCATTAAATGTATTCGTGCCGATATACGTACTGTTTCCATTTTTTAAAGGCACATTAGAACTTAATCTTGCATCCGGTAAAGTTCCGGTAGTTAAATTACTGGCATTGCCAATTTGGGTAGCAACAGCGTAAATCACTGAATCAATTTTTTCGGTATTATTATTAAGAGCGGTAGCTCCCGGATTCGCTCCTTGCGCCCATTTTGCAAATCCATAATTAGTTGAATATCCAATCGGAGCATCTTGTGAATAAATATTACCGGCTATGAGAATCAGTATTGTTATAATTATTTTTTTCATCTTGATAAGATATTTTATTTAATAGGGAGATAATTAAACTTACCTCCCCAATTTAGTTCAGTTATGGCAAGTAACCGTAACCCTTGCGTTCACGTAGGTAATTTGTTGTGTTCGCAAACACATAAAACCAAGCCTGAATGTTACTGGTGTTAACTGCGCCTGAGCCTGTTGTTCCGTCATTTATTCTGAATCTTACATCTTTTGCAAATGACGAAAGACTTAAAGTATTTGGCTGAGATAAGTTTGCAGCTAAAAATAATGTATCAAGCTGTTCTAATATATAAGTTGTTCCGGTAGGTGATCTTACCGGATTTCTGCCTTCTATAATTATTCTGAGCGTATCTGCCTGAGAAGCTGCAGCACTGTAAATACTGTCCGATAAGTAAATTGTCTGGCCCATTAAAGCTGACATATCAAACCAATCCGAGTAATACGGATAACTGAGTGAATCAATATCCGAAAACTTTACACTGAACGTTGGCGCATTGTCATTGTGATCAGTATAAACTCTTGCTTGCCCGAATGACAGACTACTTATGAACAGTAAGAGTATTACAATTAGATTTTTCAAGTTATATTCCTCCTATTCCTGCGGATGTTCCGCCTCTTATAATTTTTGATTTATTATTGTTAATTATTATTACTTCTGTTTCAGTCGGTGTCCAGCCGTTAGCTCTTGCAATTTTAACAGCTTCCCTGACCTGTGAAATGTGAATTTTCTCGCCGTCCACTTCAACATACAATGAATCCGGAGAAGTAACCGAAAGAAATTCGTCCTGAGATAATACCCTTCTGTTCTTAACAGGAAGATTTCTGTCCTCCTCATATATCCTGTCTAACTCTGCGATTTCCTGCAGATCGTTAGTTCGCAAAGTGTTTTTATTGAACCTTACATATTTCTTTACCTCGTTTCCGAATTTATCTTTTACTATAATCGGCAGAGATACAAGACCTTGCTGTAATGATTTGTAAACACGGTATTCGCTGTTGCTGACTACCGGATCAGATTGGATTAATTCTTCATCTTCCGACTGAGCTACAAGATCAGCTGAATCCAAATCTTGAACACCCTCATCGTTATTTTCAAGAACGATATCTTCATCTTCCGACTGAGCTATTAGAACTTCTTTTTTCTTTGACATTGCCTGATTGTTTATTTTTGTAAAATTCTATCTTCCCTGCCAAAAATAAGACAGGGAAGATAATTTGAGTTTATGGTTTTAGTATTCCGTGAACAGGAGCAGATGCAATTCCAACTCCGACATGAGATAGATATTGTGCTTCTTCTCTCGGTTGTCCGTTAGCCTGAATCGCTTGTTCAAGTCTGAACTTTCTTGATCCTTTTCTGTCATTAGCATAGTAATAACCCTTTACATAGTTATCATCAAGCAAAGCTCCCCATTTAGCATATTTTCCGGACCATTGTGGATTTCTGATAATATCTACTACAATGTTATTAGTTCTCCACCTCAGAACATTTATTACATCGTCTCCTGCAATAGGACCGTACCTGGTAATTGATTCAGTATTGGAATACTTGTCCTCAATTGCGTCTTCAATATCGTTCATTAAGTCACCCCCGACAAAGAAAGTTTTCTTCTTACTTCCAAGCCTGGAAAGTCTGAGAAACTCTTTCACATCAGCCCTGTCAGCAGTTGATCCGTACTGAAGTCCGAATCCGCCGTTATTAGCGATTTGATAAAATACGCCTTCAGTTTTGGTCTTTACTTGGGCCGGAGTTCCGGAAGTTGTTACCATGTGATTCTGATTGATCCAGAAAGCATCTTCCATATCGATCTTCATAGAAGCAGCTTTATCTCTCATCTCATCATCCCAGTAATTACCTCCTCTTGTACCGCCGTGAGTTGTGGATGCATACATCATATCAGTCATTTTGATAGTCTTCTGGAACAGCTGAACTCTTGTTTTTCTCAAATAAGGATTCATATAGACTGATTCCGGTGGACTGTCATTCTCTCCGTGAGCTTCACCGGCAATGTGAATATCGCTTCCTGCGCTTGGAGCAGTCCAGGTTCTTGAGTTACCGCTTGAATCTACATCTCTTGTTGCTGTGAAAGTAGTAGAAGTTACTGCGGTTACAATACCTGATTCATCTGTTTCTCCGAACATTACAGATTTTCCGACTACATAAAGCAGCGGATTTTCAGGTGTAATTACGATTGTAGCGGATCCGCCTGCTGCGCTGCTTGTAACCGTGTCCATGTTAGGAGTTAATTCTCTCTCTGCGATCTCACATAATCCCTGAGTATGCGCGCACATTTCCCACTTAACACTTTTGTTCAAAAACAGATAATTAAGAAATGGTGTCTGAAATGGAGCAATGAACATCATATCATTAATAATCGGCTGAGCAATGAAATCAGCTCCTACTCCGCCGGCAGTTCTTACTCCCTGCCCGACTGTTGAAGCTGTTACAATTTTTTTATTCATAAGTCAATTAATTTTTATAAAATTTTTAATTAATGGACAAGCTGACGATTATCAGGATTAAATATTTTCTGAGTAGGAATTGTATTTACTGCATCCGTTTTCTTCACCGCCGAAGATTGATTTACAACTTTCTTCACCGGCTTTTTAATGTGATCTCTTAAAGATTTTTCGACGGCTTCCTTGATTATCTTATCTTTGTTTTTATAAAAATAAACCATTTCAATTGTATCAGCCGGATATTCCACAGCGCCATAAGTGAAGATTGGCGCATGATAAGGACTTAAATTTTCTTCAATCCATTTTTCCGGTTCAGATACTTCAGGATGTTTACTTTTAAATTCCATTACAAGCTTTGAATAACTTTCAGCCATTTTTTTATGACGGTTGGTATATTCATTTAAGTTAGCCTGATTCTGCCTTACTGCCTGCTTGTGTTCATTCCACAGTTTCAAATCATCCTTTTCATCTTCACCTAATCCGACAAAATGATCATAAGGCTTTTCAATGAAATCATCATTTGAGATCTTCCCCTGCATTTGATTATACAAGACTTGATAAGCTACCGATTGAGCAAGCTGATTGAACTGTTTCTTATCCGCCGAATCTTTGGCTCTTTCCTTTTCAAGAAATCTGCCTTTTTGTGCATATTCAATCAGTTTCTTTTTCTGCGTTTCATCTTTAAGAGAAAACTTTTCAATTTCCCCTTCGACATTTAACTCCAATAAGTCATTGTCCGCTTCTTCGGTCTCCGCTGATTCGGTTTCCTTTTCAGTTTCTCCCTCCTCAGTTTCCTCCGTTTGTATTTCTTCATCAGTTAATTCTTCTTCGTCTGAACCGATATTTTCCTCATCTTCCGTTTCCTCATCACCGGTAGCCGGCAGAGAGGTATCAGATGTTTCTAATTCACGATTCTCATTGTTAAATATTCCCGATACATATTTTTTTACCTCCTCTGTTTGCTCACCGGTTTCTAATGTTTCCGGTTCAGGTTCAGTATTATTTACTTGTTCAGAAGTTTCCGTTGTTTCTTCTGTTTTATTCATTGTGATTATTATTTAGTAAGAGTTTCTTTTTTTCTTTTTTACATCACTGCCGACTTGCATTACAGGAGAATTTCCGCCGCCTTGCTTTCCCATTTTGGGGGTTTCAACTGCTCGTCTGTCTCTCTCACCGGCAATTACAGTTTGTTTTTTCTTTGATGTTTCACCGGGCAGCCTGTTTCTCTCACCGGCAATCTTTACTTTAATTTTATCATTTGTTCCGGCTATCCTTGCAGGTGCAAGATCATCGCTTAAATCCGTGATGTGGGTGTATTTGAATTTTGACATTATTCTTTTATTTAATGTTTGATTTGGTTTTCTTGGTTGCTCCGTTAAGATCACCTCTTAAATTACCGCCTGACCCTTCGTTAGCTGAGGCTTGAACTGAGGTAAGTTCAATATTTGTGATCTGAGACTGTCTGTAAGGACTTACAACTTCCGGCTGAATTTTTTCTTTTGTCATATTTAGTAAGTATTAAATAATCTGAAATAGTAGTAAACCTTTCTTCCTGTAGGAGCGGCGTTAAAATATGTTACCCGAATACTGTCTATCCCAACCGTGTGGTTTATTCTGTAAGCCGTTGCTCTGCCGTTCCTATTGCTTGCAAAAACTATAACGTTACCAAAAAGGTCTGTCATGTTAGCTGTTGCAAATGAATTAAACAGGGGGTAGAAGGGAGCTACAATAATTGAATCTATCCTTGAAGAGGCATCAGCAGTGTCATAAACCATTAGGTATGCGTTGTTGTATTTTCCGCCAAATTTGTGGTATTTAACTGTAGTTCCGCCGACGGTTAAAGTCTCAATTGCAGTGGTTTTCTCCGCAAAAGATTGAGCTTCGCTGTTTTCGGCATTTAATAATGATAGTAGCGAAATGGCTACAAAGATCGAGAAGATTATGAATATTTTCATTTTTTGAGAAATAAAAAAAGGGAAACATCTTCAGAGGTTGTCTGAAAATATTTCCCTTTAAAAAAAGTAGAAATTTAAAAAAACTTATTTGAAGAACGCTTTACTTACTTATATCTTTTGTTGCCTGTGGTTTACAATTTACAATTTTTTTATCGTAAACCATAAAAACTATAGTTCCGAATCCCGAATATTCATTTATGCTTTTTAAAGCTCTGTCAAGCTCGTTGTGATATTGAATATTTTTAAGAGTTTGTTTTTCAATCTCTTTATTACGTTCAATACTTTTCTTCAATCAATACAAACTTAAATTAAATAAAATTAAATGTAAAGAGTTATATTCTAAAATTAATTTACTTCGTTACGACTTTCAAAATAAGTTCTGTAATCTTTAAGTAATTGTTCCAGCAAACACAGCTTACAAGGGGCTTCATCGCTTGCACAATCTACGTGTGTGCGAGCGGTTAATAAATCATTCAAATTTTCTTTAGCTGCATTTATATCAACGTCAAGGTTGGCAGCAAAATATTCATCTAATGTTTTCATTTTAAAAAGGTTTTAATTCTAATAATAAAAATTTTAAATAACAAAATAATGATAGTGCAAAAAGCGTAACTGATATTGTGCGGATAAAGATTTCTTCCGCTACATTATACAACGTTTTTGAATACTCGTAACTTGCGTAACCAAATCCAAAAGTAATTGTGAAAAAGAAAAAATAAATTAACGGAACCATAATTAAACCTCCTCTTGATTATTAAGTCCCATTCCTGCATTAACAAGTCCGGGCATGGATTTACTTGCATCAATAATATTTTTTTGCATATCATTGTAACCCTGGATCTGTGCTTGTGTTCGTGCTAACTGCTCCTTCTTCATTTGGATCTGATTATTGTGGTCAATTATTTTTTGCTTCATTGTAGCTTTCAGCGGCATTGTCTCTATTACAGCTTCCAAAGGAATTGCGTAACCCTGCTGCTGCAACTGTATCAACGTAGCTCTGGTAATTTCCTTTTCATCAATCCTTGAATTTACTTTTGTTACACTCATAACAAGTGAAGTATCGGCAATTGGTTTTACATTCGGATTATCTTTGTTGTAAATTAACCAACCTTTCCCTTCTTTGAGTAATGATTGTTTGTATAGTTGATTACTTTCCATAGCCTCCATTACCTTTTGCGACATTGCATCTCCTTGAACAGCAATAGTAAAATCATAATCATAATATTTCTTCATTACTTTCACCAATTTTCTTCCTACCTGCAAATCAAACCTTCTGAGGTTATCTAAATAATTATTTGTCATAATCTGAGCAACTTGCAGCAGCTGTGATATAGCTCTTCCGGATTGTGCTTCTCCAGCTGACTTGCCTTGAGCATTTGCTGATCCGTAACCGTCTTCAAGAATTTTAAACAACATCTCGAAGATAACGAAGTATTGTGAATTTGCTCCTGATCTCTGAATTGGATTAATCAAATTTCCTTGTCCATTTTTGAACACCAGACCGCCGTTCACATATGCTATTTTAATCTCCTCAACATCATTATACTCCTCTGCAATCAGCTCTACATTCACCTCTGCCCCGCCTTTTGAATCTATTCCAATTGAGTAATCGAGTTGTGAGAATAGCCGATCCATAAACTCCTGCAATCCTCTTGTAATGGATACCGGAGTAAAGAATTTTCCGTTTAAAAATATAGAAAAATAAATTGTGATTAGACATTCATCAACTTCAAGATATTGCGGAGGAGTTATTAATGTATTGCCGGCTATTTCTGTATACTCAATTAATTCTTTGAATGTTTTTTCAATTTCAAAATCTTCTCTGCTTAATGACATTCCTTTAAGATCACTAAGTTCGGTAATTTCTCCGAGATCTGATAATGAGTTCCGTATAATTTCATCTCTGACCTCCATAGCTTCCGCCTTTGTCATTGCTTCATACCGCTCATTATTAGTTAAATCAGTTAATACATACACACTCGCATTAACTCGCTTCCAGTCTCTTATTCTTTTTACAATCTTACGTCCCGATCCTTCCTTGTCATCAGCATAATAATCAAATATTTTTTCCCTCATCGGAAAAACATCCTGATTATTGAAATCTTCCTCGATTTTGCTGAATTCCTCTTCCCTTTCCGGAAATTCTTTAACCAGGTCATCGAGATAACAATGATAATGATGTTGCCACCTTCTGCAAGTATTCATTTCATAATCAGTAAAGTTGAGGTCAAACAGAATTTCATTGTAAGGGATCTGCCTTAACCTCGCTACATTATTCTTCGATTCATCGGTTTCTATATATATCTCACAAGCTCCATATGCTCCAATGTTAGCGTCAGCATAAATATCCGACTTAGTAAATTCATACCTTTTTGGAACGTCCGACATTTCAACGTGTCTTAACAGCATATTAATTATTTCACACGTAAGCTCATCTTCTTCTCCTTGCGGATTAACTTCAAATTGCTCCCTGTTCTCCTTCTCAAATCCAAGTAATGATTGGATTTTTGGGAATAGCAATGGCATATTCAAGGGGATTCTACCCTGTTCACTGAATTTAATTTTTTGTTGTTTAGTCCAATGCTCGCCGTAAACAGCCTCAATATTTTTCTGCGCTTCCTGATAAATTTCCTTGAACTCATCCAACATTCTCGAATTGTAATCAATTATTTCTTTTACAATTGTTTGATCGCTTTGATTATTATTCATCATCCTTCCTTTCTTTATCGCTTTTAGTTGTATCAGCTTCGCCTTTGGATAGTCCTGGTCTTTCACTGCTTCCGGTTGCAAGTCTTATAGCTCTTTCCTCCTGGTCTCTGAACGAATTAATTACAGCATATCCGATAAAAGTAATTATAAATATTGCCGTTACAATTAAAACTGTTTTTGTTTTCATTAGAATATTTTAATTAAAAATCTGCTGTTGTTTTAATTCGGTTATTTCTTTCATAATTCTTGTACGATCCAATCTTCAGTTCTTCTTTGAAATAATTCGGCATCCAAATATGACATTCAATTGACAATGCTTTAGATATTACCCTGTCGTCAAAGCATTTAGTGCCGGGATCCTTGTCTTTATTTTGTGCCTGCATTTGTCCTCTTGCGTTCTTGACAAAAGTAAGACATTCATTCCAAAAGTCCGAATCTTCATCAATAAAAGTTTTCTCCCTGATTGCTTCCGCTAAATTATTTATGATCAAATGCTTTGTAAGTGAAGTAGTTCTAAAGCCCAATTGATTGGTAAGAACTTCGTAACCTTTTTTAAAATCCGATTGGTAATATTGCTTTACTTTTAAGTTTCTCGCCGTTACAACAGTTGTTAATCCATGATTATTTACCTCAGTGCAAAAGTAAGCTTTGTTCCGGAGATATATTTGTAATTTGTGCTGCTCTTGTGCAAGCTGATCAGGTTCAATGTGTCCGTGCCATTTGATGACATACTTCATTTGCTTTCGATCCAGTACGTCCATTGAAGAGTAATCGCCTTGCTCAAGTCCTTCGGCAACGTCCGTGCCTATTGCAAACCTGTAATGATCAAGATTATCAATTTCAAATTCTTCAAGTAATATAAAATATCCATTGTCCGTATCAAGCCTTCTTACTCCCTTCGGCTTGCGATTCTCGTCGTACAGATATTCAAGATTGAATCTAACAGGTTTGTAATATTCGTATTTCTTATACTGAGAGAAACAGATATTTGAATCAAATACCGGTCTGCCTGAGACAAGGAATGCTTCTTCAGGACAACTCGGATATTCCTGATGGAATGTGTCCACAGACCCGGAGCATTTGAATTTGATCGCATACCTTCGCCAGTTCAGCTGTTCGTAAGTAAGATTGTAAGTTTTAATTAACTCCTCTTCTTCGGAAGTTAATGATTTTGCGAATTGTTTTTTTTCAGCTGCATTACTGAAAGCTGTTGAATATTCCGGCAGATCAAACCACGCAAAGAATACCGGAGTTAATCCGTTCCAGCTCTCATCGGTTTTATTTGCCAATATCCAATCATTGTAGAATCTTCCGCCAATTCCATTAGCTGTTGATTCATCAAAATAAAAACCACTGTCAGACAGTGATTGAAGTAATGCTGTCATAACTGCTTCTGCATCTGCATAGAAAGCCTTCTCGGTTACGTGCAGGATTTGAAAATTATCTGATCTTCCGACGCCTTCTTTTGATTCGGCTGTTAAAGCCCGCATCTTTGATCCTAACTTTTCAAAGATCATTTCTTTAGCGTTACTGGCTTTAAGCACCGGCTGTAATTGTGCCGGCATATTGTCGTAATAGAATTTGAATATGTTGAACAGGTTGGTACTTGCATCTGAGAGGTGTCCGATCACTGCCGCTTTTAAATTGAAATTAACACAGAGGGTCCAAAATATAAAAGCAATAATGAAAGTTGAAATTCCTTCCTGTCTGGCTTTCAGGATTATAATTTTTATCGGTTCGTTTTTATCTAACTTTTCTTTTATGATCATCCAGAGTTTCAATTGCGGGGGATTAAATATTAGTGGCTTAACTTCACCTGATTTTGTTTTGATCTTTAAAAACCGTTGTGAGAAATATTCAAAGTCCAAAATATATTTAAAGAATTTCTCTTTTAAATCAGTGTCATCTAATATTTCGGTTTCCGCAGGGATCAATTCACTATTTCAATTTTGGGTTTAGGTTCTTCCTTTCTCACATTACTTGTTGCAATTGCTGTTTGATCCCACTTTCTCAAAACCATTTCAAGTTTCTTAAACTCTTTCACAAACTGTCTGAAAGCGTCTCTCAAATCAATCCTGCCTGCAAGTTCCAGTGTAGTATCAACTTGTTTAGTAAAATTTTTTAAGTTTTCTTCGGCTTGCTGTTGTGATGTGTAAGACATTATTGTTTTATATTTTTTAAGAAATCTTCAAAAGTTTTGCTTGAATGATCATGTTCAAATTTATCTCTCCACTTGTCAGGCTGTCTGTTCTTTAACCAAAAAATTATTGAAGTAGGATCAGGAGGATAATTTTTTGTTGTGGGAACGATAACGGGTTCTCCCTCGTGAATAAAAATCTTATCTTCAGGAACACTGTAACCTTTAGCACGCTCATACAAAGATATCTCTACTTCGGCATCAGCCTCAAGCTTCCAATCTTTTAAGGACGCAAAAAAGTCAGGGTGTTTTTTCTTATAATTCGTTAGGGTTGATTCAGTAATATCAAAGAAATCACAAACAAATTTATCCGTCTTACCGTCTTTAACAAGTATCTCAAGCTGTTTCATATTGATAGTCTCGAACTTTGACGGTCTTCCCATTTTAGGTTTTACTTTTTCAGTTTTCTTTTTCATCTTTTGAATTTTTTCCATTCGCTACAAAGTTAGACGGAATATTATAAAATGTAAATAGTGATGTCCTAAAAAAAATAATTAAAGGTATTGACTTTAATTATTTTTATATTTATTTTTGTATTAAACAATTAAAGCAGGTCGGAGCCAGACCGGAGAGTAGCTGAAAAAAACGGGCAAAAAAAAATGTCAAAAACAGAAAAAACAACACTCGAAGACTTAAGGCACAACTTACCAAGTCATTTAGAAATTACCGAGATCAATTCAAACTATCCCAGCAGTTATCCTGACGACAATATGCAGTCAGGTAATGCACCTCACGCAATCACAGGCTTCAGTTCTATGTCTGAATGTAAAGAATTTGCAAACGAATATGATCTTGATATTCACGAATTTGAGACAAAAAATGGTTACTCATGCATAGGAGACAGAGGGTTGGTAAACGGTGCATTTAACGTCACCGACATTGCCGATTGCTACTGTGATAGCAATATCATATCTCAACAAGAATTAGATGACTTATTTAAAGATGAAGAGATTTCTCAAGAAACTTTTGATATTCTTTCAAAGGAATTACAGGAAGGTGAAGTCATGTGTTTAGGTGATTACAATAACCTTAATTATGAGGTATACACAGGCGATATAATGGTTTTTGAAGAGGATCTTAAATATCACTACATCGGCGTTCTTGTTCCGGCTGATGAAATTGAAGAAAATGAAGAAAATGAAACCAAGTAAATTTTTGATATGCGAAAACCCGCTTACGAATGATGAGCGGGTTTTTATTATCCACACCGGTACTCCGGTCATGCTTGCCGAAGTATTTCACTTTGACATTGATCAGGAAGAGGAGTGGATGAAATGCAAGCGAAGTTATAATGTTGGCGCCTCCGTAGATTACCCAGGCGAATTAATATCTATCGGAGCGGTATGGATGGAAGAATATTCAGATGTTAATAAACTTGCAAAGCTGATGTCACGAATGGGAGACTGGTATCACGCTTACTTAAAATGGGAGGATTCGCAATGAAAATAGATAAAAAAACAGACCTGAGAAAATTCAACAAAGGGCAGCCGAAAAAAAAAAATAAGAGGGTCAAAGTAGCGATAACAATGACCCCTCAACATTATAAACTGACCGCCGGCGGCAATAGATCCGCCATGGTGGAGCAGGGGCTTAAATTAATTTTGAAATAATTTCATCCGAGCTTATCTCTGTTGATAGCTTTATAAACAGCAACTTTCAAGCGTTTTTCGTTATCCTCACAGAGTTTTTTTACAAGCCGGAAGAATTCACATTTTTTAAATTTCTTCTCATTCTCACGCACAAGCTTACTTAGCCTGGCGTGAGTAGAATTTGAGAGAGATGACATTTATCTAATTCTTTGAATTTCTCCTGTCTGGAAATCTATCGCTTGCTGCAGCTCATCAGCGACTGTAACAACCTGATCTTTAACTGTAACGCTGATTACCTGACACATATGCTTTTCATCAGCTTTAACTTGAACAGAAATTGAAATATCTTTTTCAAAGTCCGGATCAAAGTGTTATTAAAACTTTTTAAAAAATTAATAATAGCTGTTTCATCGTCCGACTTGAACAATGACTTTGGAACGAGTTTAAATTCTTGCGTGATTTTCTTTTCCATTTTTTTTATTTAGTTTTTAATTCCGTAAACTTCTTCAAATCTATTTTCTAAATATTGCCTGTGTTTAAAATAATCTTCGAGACTGATGTGTTTGCCTCCTGCAAGTTTCTGAATATCTTCAAACGCTTTTTTCTCGTAGATCGAAAGCATTTTTAAAAACTGCACCCAAGAAACCGGTGTTTCTTTTTTGTTTTTCTCGTAGTTATCAATTACATCACCGCAGGAGAGTTTTATATCTCCGTATTTTTTTAGGTCCCGGGCGGATATTATCATCTCAATAATTTCCGGTAGTGTATATTTTGGTTCTAACGTTTCAAGCCATAATTCAAAGCAGTAATCTTCAACATCTTCGTTACGGATCACAGCAAGTTTACCGAGTTCTATCAGGATTAATGCTTTCTCGCTATCAGTTAGTAACATTCCGGATAAGCGATTCAATGGCATTAGCATTTCTTTCAAGTCTTTCTCGTTTATTTTCGTTAGAGATTTTGCTTCCATTGCTTTTATATTTATTTTCTAAAATTTTTAAATAATTGTTAGTTGAAGAAAAAATGAAATCAAAGTCTACCTTCCAGTTGCGATTATTAGCCCCCAAAAGAAACGACGATTCCGCAATCTTTTTTAATATTTCCGGAAAATCAAACTCAGTTTCTTTCAAACGAGCTTTAATGTTTGAGATCCGCTTATTTGTTAAAGTCATAATTGTATGAAGCTGATTATCTTTTGCAAATTCATTCCACTGATTTTTTATATAATCAAATTGAATATTTCCAACTAATTTTGTAGGTAATTCGGTTTTACCTTCAATCACTTCATCAACGTTTAATTTTTTGAGGGGGGGGAGTTTTTTGCCCTTCTCTTCTATACTTTCCTCTACTATACTCTTCTCTACTATACTATGTGTACCATTGACGGAATTTATAGGTGTATTTTCGGAATTTATCGGCTTTTTTACGGAAATTACTAAATCAACGTCATATTTCTTATCTATCTTAGTTTTTTCGGTTCGTTTGGTTGTTGCATGAAGGAAGTCTGATTGGATCCGTTTTGAAGTTAAAATCTTCTCGTTTTTGTATACAATCTCTGAAAATAATTGTCTTGAAATCATAAAATCAATCATTAAATAAAATTGCTCAGCATCTAAATTATTATCATCGCAAAAGATTAAAATGTAATCCTCATTCAATTCTAAAAAGTATCCATTTTTATAAATATCTTCGAGCAGTAAATTATAAACGGCGTATCCGGTTAATCCAAATTTTGCTCTGAGTAATTTTATTTTTATATCTTCTTTCATGCTTACGTCGTGAGAAAAGTAATCAATGCCTTTTTTAATTTGCCTTCCCATTAGAGAACCCCCCAAAGATTATTACTAATCGGTTTTTTTACCATATTTTTTCATTTTTTAAGGTTAATAAATTTACAAAACTGTTATATAAACTCCGCAGTTTTTTTTGTCAATTACTAATTCAGGATCAAAGTGCGGAATTAAGAATCTGTAATTGTCATCAGGTATCCATTCATATTTAACCATCAAATCCTGAACTATTTGAGCGGCGTTAATTAAATCAAACAATCTTTTAGAATCCCTGACAAATCTAAATTTAACGTGCAAAGGAAATTCTTTATTCTCTGACAATGCTTTGAAAAAAATTGCTTGTTGCTGGAACTCCCTTTCAGCGGTTTTTAAATATTTCCTCACAGTTTTAGAAACTACTGAAAACTTACCTGTCCATACTCTGCTGTTTTTGGAGGACGGAACATTGCCCGGAACGAATATGCTGTTTGTCATTTATTGTTTTTTCCTCAAGAGAGGTAAGTTTTCATTTTAGTTTAAGTTTGATGTTCTAAAATATATTCCTGTTCTGTCATTCCGGCAGTCCAGGCAATTGCACCAATGCAATTCTTAGTTTGATTGACGCGAGGATCAACCCTAAGCAGTGTTGAATGTGAAGTAGTCCAACATTGGACTTTTACAAATCTTGCAATTGCATCAATGTCATCTTTTAAATCAACTTCTATCACCTGATATTCAAGCAGTCTTCCCTTGTCGTCTACAAGGTTAGCAGTATCAATAATTTTATGCTGAATATCTTTCAGCATTTCCTCGTAACCGTAAATTCTTAATGCAATTGATTTTTGCTCGGCGTTTTCAATTTCAAATATTTCTTTAGGAGTGATTGTCTTTTTTACGATCTTCTCCCAGAGGATTTTTTCAAATTTTACTCCGTTAATCGCAAATATCTCAAATCCGTCAGCCCATTTAATAGCAGACTTCTCAAGAGAATGTAACTTATTGTTGAGATCTCTTGAAATGTATTCAGGCATTTCACAAATAATGGCACAGTCATTATAAACTAAGGCATCATACATATTTGAATCAAAGACTAAATTTTTATATTGATCAAATATAATTTGATCCAAAATTCCAATTTCCTGAAAATAATTATAGAAAGCGAGCCAAGGATAGTCATCTATGCCTCTTGCTAATATGTATTGATAATCACTGACGGAATTACTGACGGAATCCCTGACGGAACCCCTGACGGAATCCCTGACGGAAGCCCAGACGGAATCCCTGACGGAAGCCCAGACGGAATCACTGACGGAAGCCCTGACGGATTCCCAGACGGAAGCCCTGACGGATTCACTGACGAAATTACTGACGGAATCCCTGACGGAATCCCTGACGGAATCACTGACGGAAGCCCTGACGGATTCCCAGACGGAATCCCTGACGGAATCCCTGACGAAATTACTGACGGAATCCCTGACGGAACCCCTGACGGAATCCCTGACGGAACCCCTGACGGAATCCCTGACGGAACCCCAGACGGAACCCCAGACGGAATCCCTGACGGAATCACTGACGGAAGCCCAGACGGAAGCCCAGACGGAATCCCTGACGGATTCACTGACGGAATCACAGTTCATCTGTTTAAGCAGTTGATAAGCTAACTGGCATCCGTAAGGAGAACTAACGTAAATTATATGTTTAGGCTTGGGTAACTTTGCCAAATCATAAACAAAATTTATAAAGTCCTTAGTCTTTTCTTTGTCTATTCTATCGCAGGAGTTGAATTTATCAATCCACTTATCGCGGATCACCGGCATTAAATCAATTTCGCTTTGAGTTAGTTTTTCTTTCATTAATCAGCTACCTTTCTTGCATAATTAATTGGATCATATTCCCGTTGAATCCTTATCTCATACTCACCTGGAGGAATATTGATTGTGTCGTGTTCCTCGTGCGTAACAACAGAATCATTTTTAACTCTTACAAAACATCCGTCTTGATTTTCAATTATTTCAAGTTCCCCTTTCAAAACGTGCTTATGTCCGGTTACTTCACCGTAAGCAAGTATTTTTTCTTTTATTTGTTTTGCATTTCCAAAAGGAAATGTTCTTTCGATAATGAAGACATCTCCCTGTCTGTAATTCTTTTTTGTTTTCATTTTTTAATTTTTTAGTTTAATAACATTTTAAAGAAACTATTTGTATTACAATTATTCAATTACTTTTTTTATTAAATGGGATTGCTTGCGTTCCTTATTAAAAATATCAGCGTAGGTTTCCATTGCTTTAATCACCTTAGTCGGATTTCTTGAAATTTCGTTTTGTAAATGTTCTCTTGAACATTTAAGGTAATTACACAAGAATATTTCTGCTGTCACTTTCATTTTTTCACCGCCTTTCCGTTGTCTATAAACCCGTCAATGTCGATATTGATTGAACGGAGATAGTCCATAACAGCTATTGAGTAATGCCTGTAATCTACAATTGTGCCAAGCTCTAAAAGTTCTTTGTCATACATTGTAATATTGTCTATTGTGTCCTTCTCCTCCTCTTTCAATTTATCAATTGAACGGAGGACTAATTTGTATTCTGAAATATCTAAGTTTTTGTCTCCGCGATACCATTCGATTGTAGATTTGATACTAAACGATTCAATACTTCCAAAGCACTCTTTCCCCTTTATTTTAGCATTAGGATACTTGTAACAATCCTGCAAAGTTAATTTTTCTCTTTCACTCATGCCTGTCCTCCGTTTATTATAATCCTTTCCAAATGCCATTTAGTGTTAGCCGGGAAGTCTGCATTTAACATCCACTTTGCGTATGCCAGATCGTCAACTACTCTTTTATTTTTTCCATAATACTTTCCAAAGTTGAAGATTATTTCTCCCTGTTCATTCTTTGTTAGTTTTCCGGCAAAGTCCACTAATTCCCTGCCTTCAAAGCAGTAGTTGTGAAGTTCATCGGTAGTAACCGGAAGATCGGGATAGACTGTTTTCATTGCGTTTAATACGTCAATAGTAGCTTTCACATCATCCAAAGCACTGTGTGCGTTGGTATGATCTTTCTTGCAGTAAAACTTAACTGCTCCGGACAGTGATCGTTCTTCTCTTTTATGGAAGATAGTTTTCACATCCACAAACTTTGTATCTTCACTCGGAAACACATATCCACATCTTGCAAATTCTTCTGATAAGAATGGTACATCAAACTGAACATGATTGAATCCGGCAAGATCGCATCTGGAAAATAATTCAAATAACCCGTTTCTTGCCAATAAGTACAAGCTGTTAATGCTTTCATCGGTTGCAGTTCCACACGCAAACATATAATCATCTCTGTAAACTTCGTATCTGTTTTTACCTTCTGCATCCTGATCGGGATCAATCTTGATAGTGTATTTTGGGTTGTCTTTTAGAACTTCTTTTTCCATTGTGATCGTTATTTAGAATTAGAAATTTTATACTCCATTTTTGAATCTATTTTTAAAAATAAAATTAATTTAAGCTGCTTGTTTTCAAAGTCAGTATTTTTATACATCCTCTCAATTATTTTTTTACACTCCGGAACAGAGTAACCTGTATCGAGCGCTGCGATAAAAGTATTAAGCTGATGCAGATAAAATTCTTTAATCTCAATGATCCTTGCAACGCCTTTGACTTGCGGTACTTTTTTGTTTATGAGTATGATCTTAAATTCTTCACCTACACGGTACCTGTCAGACAGACGGATAGAGGTAAAGCATTTACAGTCAAGTTTGTTATTCCAATTATAAGTAAACTCCAGTGTTTTCATTTTATCTTATTAGTAATGAGTTTTTCATTTAAATGTATAAGTGATCCGTCTTTGATCTGCATAATTCTAAGATTCGGATTCAACTTTGTCATACCGCTTTATTTATAAATTCAATATGCTTTGACGTGAAGATTATAAATTCATCTTTTTCTTTTTTTGAAAACGGAAATTCTTTACAGAACTTATTCGCTGTTTGCCGGACTTCTTTTTCTGATACTAATGCTTCAATTTTTTTCTTTGCAAATTCAAGGTCTGACAGTGCAGTCTTATCTTCCGCTGTTTCCTCAACTTCATAATCCGCCTCGTGAATTGCTTCGTCTTCAGTGTTTTCATCAGCGGGAACATCTCCGGCGGTTACCTCGCCGAGCTGTAAAGGTTCGGCACTGCCTAAGACTTCGTCAAGGCGCTGCGTAGCGTTCAGGTTGAAATCAAGTAACATATTCGGCGTGATGAGCGGATGCAGGAACAGTAAAGAAAACTTTGTATTTGTTTTCTTAATTTCTTTAACCGACAAAACAAAAGGATAACCAGTGAATTTATTGTAACGAGATAGTTCCGAGTAAATATTGTCTGCTGAATTTTTAGAATGGTTTACAAACATATAACAGATCGGAGAAATAGGTCTTAACGTCTCAGGATGTAAAATATAAGCTGTCAGATAAATATCACATTTGCAGGCGACTGTCTTCAATTCCTTTTTGTCGCTTTCAAATAGGTTATGAATATCACAGACACAGCCGGAACATTCCCCTGCATTATATTTAACGCCCTCAATAGTTTCATCAAGATAATGCTCACATTCAACTCCGTCACATGACCGCTTTTTAACTGAGTTGCTTCCGTATAGATTGAATCCGTCTTTATAAAAGTCTTTCATTTCATCAGTCGGAAACATTATAAACAGCTTGTCGGGATTAGCTCCGTAAAGTGCGGTTATTTCAGGATAATAGCTTTCTTTTGTTTCAGGGTTTTCAGTTACAAAAAAGTTTGCTGACTTCGGATAACCATTTTCAGACTTATAGCCGATTGAGATCTTCCGCCTTTGATCTGCTATAATCCGTAATGTTCTTTTGCTTCGGTTTATCATTTTAGTTTAATGTTTTAATTTTCTAATAGGATTAATAGAAATCGGTTCGTCAAAAACTGAGGGAATCTCATATAATATCGGTTCAATATCATTGTTAAACAGGAATGTTTCTTTCACGCTTAAGAAATATTTGTAATATCTTTCTATCTCTGATTTATCTTTTACAAACATCTTAACGCCCTCAACACCTGATTTCACTGAGTTATTTAAGTGTAATATAATTACTCCCTGAATATCAAAGTGTTTATAATTCTCTGCGTTTGCATAAGCTGATAACTGAGCAAAGTATGAAGTTTCGTTTACGTTCCGCCCTGTCTTAATATCAACTAAGTAATGACCTTTGACAAATTCTATCTTTGTCCTGCCCTGTAAATATTCAAAGTCTTCATCAAACCTCCAAAGCTGGTCAGTTGTGCCGGCATAGCATTCCTCAATATTAAATACTGTCTGCTCCGCTGAAATGATTATAGGTTTGATTTTTTTGATTAATGTTTCATATCTGTATAACTGAACCGCGACCTCCTGCGAATATGTTACAAGAGCTTCAGCAGGTTTTTCATCGTATTTAGTAATGTAATGAACCGCCTTACCGCGTAATCTTTGCTCAACTAAGTTATGAATTTCAGAACCGAGTTCACGAGCTTTCCAAGAGATATAATCAGCTCTTTCGTTTCCGACATCACCACGCCACCTGCTTAAAAAGTGCTCACTGATTATGCCAAGATAAGTAGTAACAGACGGAAGGAAAATATTATCGCCGTCTTTATAGCTTGCAGGGAATGTTTCAGGCAGTTCGTAGCTTTCAGGAATGAGTATCTTGTAAAATCTATCATCAAAATACTCAAACCTGTTTACTAATACTGTTAAATTTTCCATTATAGTTAAGATTTATTTTTTAAATAAGCCTTAAAGCAGAGAACTTTAAGGCTTTGTTATTTATTCGGATTTAATATGTCTCCCAGAGTTTCATAAATACTTTTTTTATCTGAACTCTCTAATTGCTCAAACAGCATTTCAACAAAGTAACCTGTAATGTATTTTTTACTGTAACAATCACAGACTATATTGGTTATTGTTGATTCGTCCAGATCGAGACGATATAACTCTTTAATTAAATCCTGAACATCTGTAGCATCTTTTTTTACCTGCTGAATTTTTTCGTCTAAAATCTGTTCAGAAGGAGTTATTTGCTTACCGGTTTCTTCATCGTAAAGGGTTTGCACTCCTGTGAATGGATCTGTTTTAACTAACGTTATCATTTTTTCCACTCCTCGAACAGCTTAACGTGCTGTTCGTGTTGGAACTGTAATATTCCGCAAATTTCAGCAATTATGCTCATTCGCAGCTGTTCCGTCATTTCGCAAGGCAACTGTGCTTCAATTGAATTGATTGCACGTCTTATGCGCAGATCAACCGGAGATGTAATTGTGAGTTCTTCACAATACATTTGATCATTTATTTCTGTGGAATGGCTCATTTTAACTCCTTTCGGTTTAAGTTTTTCATTATATGGTTGGTTTAATTATGTAATTAAAATTATTTTTTAAATTCCTGAAATATCTTCTGGCTTCTTCTTCGGTGTCAAATTTTTTAACAGAACGATGCCGCTTCTTTTGGACCTGGCTAAACCGGAAGACCCCCCAACGGAGCTTCTTCAAAGAGAATGATATTTTGTTTCCTGATTTCAAGCAGTGATTTCCCTCTTGTTTAAAACTTCTTCTCTGTGAAGTCTTTTCAAAGCATATCGAATCATTGCTGAATCGCTTTCTATCGTCTCAAACTTTTCAAGCGCTCTTAAGTCTCGGATCATTTCTCCTGTATCTGCTCCTGCTCTCAAGCCGAAGAAGTTGTTTTTAAATTGAGTATTTCTACTCTTTACTTTTTTTGTCATAATGTTTAATTTGATAAAGGTTTGTTTAACTGTGTTCAAATTAGTTAAGACAAACTTTATTGTCAAGACAAATTTTATTGTCAATCTAAAAATATTTTTATGCATATTAGTATTGCCGAGCGTATTAAGGAAATTCGATTAGAACTCGGTTATAATTCGCAAGAAGAGTTTGCAAAGGCTTTAGGGTTGAGTAAACAAAACATTCAAACATATGAATCCGGCAGCGAACCAAAGTCAAAATTTTATATTAATCTGTTTTTAATACATCGAGTAAATCCCCTATATATTATGGGTGTTACTGACAAAAAATATGGTCATCCTGAAAAATCCGAAGCAAAAAGAAACATAATTTTGAACAAGGATGAATTAAAGGAAATGGTTTCAGATCAGGTAAGCGAGTTGTTACGAAGAAATAAGCAGTCAAAAAAAAAGCACATCATACCCTTAAATAAGTATGGAGGAATTAGTTTAAATTGAAGATTCTAATATTGTATCTCGCATTAACTTTGATGAATTCTGGCTGTATATCGGAAAAAAAATTTAAAGTAAGAGTATATGGAGATAAGGGTTATGCTGGCAGTTATGAGATAAATTATAACTTAATTAAGTATGACGGATCTGTAATAAATAAAAAATTCATACATGAGTCTGTTTATATTGAAGAATTTTACGGAAAGGAGTTTAATTGCTCTATCGACGGAGGAAGAGATATTGTGTTTGAACTGTGGGTAAATGATGAACTGCGTAATAAGGAAGTACTTAGAGGAGGTGAAATTAAAATAAGTTACAAATAAATTTATGGAAAAAGTTAATGATGAATTAATTAAAAAATCTGAAAGTTTAGTTAAAGTGGCTCGATTGTATGCTATTGGCACATTCAATTCAACGTTTGATAGAATTAATATTTTAGAAAAAGCTAATCCCAAAGATTGGGATTTTTTTATTACCGTTGCAACAGTTTTTATTACTTTATCAAGTTTTAATAGGGCTTCAACCGATGAAGATCTTTACAAAACGGTCTGCCAAAATATTGCTGAATCACTTAAGGATTGGCACGTTCAAGGTATAGCAGCATTCGACGATTGTAAACTTTACTTTGAAAAAATGTATGACCATTTATTACCGTATTACCAAAATGAAGATAAAAAATATCTTTCATCTGATTCAATAGGATCATGGGTAACTATTAATGTATTTCACAAAATCCCCGTCAAGGATGAAAGAGATTTGATTCGGATTACAGGAATGATTACACACAAATTTCATGATTATTGGAAGATTGATTTAAATTAA